AGCCCTTGGTACAGAAATCAGTGCGCCCGTTCAACCAACTGCCACGATCACGATTACTGGTCGGGTTGACGCCTTCCCCACGGTTTTCGGTCCTTGCCGAACTGTCGGACATCCGGCCACCTTCAGAATCTTTGGCACGCTCTCAGCGTTTGAAGATCCGAGCGATGACATCGTACTGGCCAGCGGAAGTATTAACCTATCCGGTTCATTAAAATCGAGCCTGTATCACCTCGCCGCCGGCGGTAACTTACTTGCTCACGGCACGATCACCTTCATTGGTACGCTGTCGAGAGCGGAGATTCGCAAGGTAAGCTGTATCGCGCCGACTGGAACAATCACCATGATTGGTGGAATCGTGGGCGCATTCGGTGGGGATCTGAATCAGAAATTCTCTAGAGCAACGATCACTTTATCAGCAACTCTCGATATCAGTGCCATTGGATTACGCGATCCGACAATAACCTTTAGCGGATCGCTAACAGCGAATGGCCGCGTGTTGCCAGATGGCAACCTTGTAATGCTCGCCGGAGCGGCTCGCTTTACGACAGGCGGACAGATCGGCGCCGGAACCATTGACGGCCAGAAGAAAGCGATTATCAGGGAATCCTTTGGATCTATTGAGTTGTACAACAACGGCCAAGGTGGGTTCTATTCGATTGGTGGCGCTCAGGAATTGAAGGAAGTCTTCGGCCTGATTAACTTTGTATCGAGTCTGGACGCGAAGGGATCAGTCGATCAAACCAAGTTCGGTCGAGGAACGATTACGATCACTGGCGAGTTTGATGCAGTACCTATGCAGAAGGCAGTTGCAACGATCACGGTTATTGGCGCTGCTGCTGGAATTGGCGGGGCGCTTCCGAGGGGTACGATCAGCTTGACGGGTGCGCTCTCGGCCATTGGAATTAGTCCATTCTCGCCGACGTTCAACGGCGCACAAGCGCCAACAAGGGTTGCTTACACTACTGCTTTCTACGAGACACATAACCCTGGCCCGCAGACATCCGACGCCGATGCACTGGTGCAAATTATTGGCATAATTTCTTTGGACAATTACGAGATTTTCATTGCAGGTCTTCAGTCTGGTGGTGACGTAGGTGGTGGCTCAGTACCTTTCCCAACAGAAATCTTCGCCTTGAATGAACGCCCTGACACCATTGAAATGAATGTTGTCTCGACGGTTGATAATGTCGTACCGGCAGGGCAACCACTGGTTGCAGAGTGCACAACAGTAACGCTTGGGACTTCACCCGTTCCCATTGGAATCCCGTTTGTGCCGACCAATGGTGTAGCTCATGGCTGGCAGGCTGTTTGTGATTCTAATGCGTCCGATCCCGGTGTTGGTAACGCTCATTCAAATCGAATCCTTACTATCAGCTGGACTTTCAGGAAGGCCGGTTTTACAGACCTGATCGTGTCCTATAAGATCGAGGCCATAGCGGTTGCTGACGCTGAAGCATTTTAAGGAGAAAATCTCATGGCTACCAAGTACGGGGACGCAGCGATAAGAGCACTGGCAAAGATAAAAGCCAAATTTCAGGCGCGCAAGAAGCTAATCTTTGGTATTGTCGGCGTGGTTATTGCTGTCTTGGTGGTGGACCACTACCTATTCTGAGGAAGGTATGCGGGCTGGAATCTGCACAACCATCTGGAAAAACGTCGACATTATCTGTGATGTCGACTGGATGAAGACGCACAAAGTGCGTGGCATTGTCATCTGGCATCGAATTATGTTTGCTGCTACGGCTGATGAAATACCTGCTTGGGTGTTTCGACACGAACTCGAACACGCTTATCAAATCATCCGTGATGGCCCGTTCATGTTTTACCTCAAATTCTTTCTCTATTCCCTGCGCTACGGTTATCACGACAATCCGTATGAAGTCGAAGCCAGGGCACATCAGAACGACCTACTTACAGAGCAAGAGGAACACCTGTTATGGAAATTAAGAGAAGACTCGGAAAAATCGTCAAGACCCTAAACCCCGAGGTTGAAGCAATGAACGTGGCAGCTGAGATGCTTCAGCTGTGTACTCGGTTAGAGGAACTTATCAAATACGCTCAGACGAAAATCGACCGATCAAAAGAGCGTAAGGAATCGGCTGGAGTAAAAGCCGCCGCCGCTAAAGAAGCAGCCGATAAAAAGGTTCGAGATGCCCAAGCTGCCGAGGCCGAGGAAAACTTGAAGGATCAGCAGGAAGCCTCTGACGAGCGCAACAAAAAGCCCGATATCGTTGTTGAAGGCGATGGTGACGGAACAGTAAGCGATGACGTTGACCCCGGCGCAGGCAACGACTAATGCCGGGTGAGAATCTGCACAAGCTGAATAAGGGTGAATTGAATCAGCTTCGCGATATCGTGCGTAAGGTCTATGCCCGAGAGGAAGGGGCGACTCTGGAAGACGTTAAACATTTCTGGACAAATCGTGAGTGTGACAAGCTGATTGATTCACTTTTACCAAGTACCGTCGAGACTCTGAAAGAGATGGGCGAGGCCAGAGGATTTCTTGCGAAAAAGAAGTTTTTCTTACCCTCGAAGATCCTCAACATGAATGGCAAAAACATCATTCGCGAAGACGTTGACTGACTTTCATTACAAACCAAACGGCGAAGTGCTGCGCCAGTACATGAGGTGCGATGACTTTTTCCGTGGTATCCGTGGTCCGGTCGGTTCTGGTAAGTCGGTCGGTTCCGCCGTCGAGCTGTTCCGCCGTGCTTGCCAGCAAGAACCCAATGATAAGGGCAAGCGCCGTACTCGATGGGCGGTCATAAGGAACACTGGACCACAGCTCAAGACTACAACGATCAAGACCTGGCTGGACTGGTTCCCCGAAGATACCTTTGGTCCCTTTCGATGGGGTGTACCGTTCACTCATCACATCATGGTCGATGATCTTGATATGGAAGTGATTTTTCTCGCGCTCGATGCCGAGGAAGATATTCGCAAATTACTATCATTGGAGTTGACAGGGGTATGGGCGAACGAAGCGAGAGAGATGCCGAAATCTATTATCGATGCTTGTACGATGCGTTGCGGACGGTTCCCTTCGATGCGCGAAGGTGGTCCGAGTTGGTACGGGATGATTGCAGACACCAACGCACCAGAGGACGATCACTGGTGGCCGATCATGGCCGGCGATGCACCGTTACCCGAATTTATAACTGACCAAGAAGCGTTGATGTTGGTAAAGCCAGAAGGCTGGAAATTCTTTAACCAGCCACCGGCAATGAATGAGATCAAAAATGAAGATGGCGACGTAACCGGGTATGAGATCAGCGACATCGCAGAGAATCGGATAAACCTGACGCCAGAGTATTACCGCAAGATCATCGCCGGCAAAAAGAAAGACTGGATCGATGTCTACATAATGAACCGGCTTGGTACGGTCAGTGAAGGCAAGGTGATTTATCCGAACTTCAACGATCAGGTGCATATCTCCAAGGATCAGATAAACGTCGCTGCTGGCCGCACCATCTACGTTGGCCTCGACTTTGGTTTTCACCCTGCCGCGATATTCGCGCAACGGTTCGGCCGTGGCCAGTGGAACATCATCGATGAGATCGTGGCCGACGATCTATCGACACCGGCCTTTGCCCGGGAAATCAAAGCTACACTTAAAGTGCTGACGACTGACGATCGACAGGAGGTTCGTATCTTCGGCGATCCTGCAGGAGATCAGCGAACCCCGGGCCGAGAGGACAAGGCAACCTCGTTCAAGATCCTCAAGACCAATGGCATTATTGCGCGTCCAGCTCCATCGAACGATCCAACCATACGCATCGAGGCGGTGAAGTCTGTCATCGACAGGATGATTGATGGACGTCCAGCCCTTTTGGTTAGTCCGAAATGTGTGACTCTGAAGAAGGGCTTCACTTCCGGCTATTGCCGGCGTCGTATCAACTCAAAGGGACCACCACGCTATGAGGAACGAGCTGCAAAGAACAAGTATTCTCATCCACACGATGCCTTGCAGTATATGTTTCTCGGCGCCGGGGAGGGCAGGACATTAACCCAGGGGCAGAGCAATACCAAGACGAAGGGCAAAGCGAAGACGAAGTGGCCAGTATTCGGTCGGAAGAAAAGACGCGCGCAGACTTCCCAACGCACGACTTTCTGATTTACTTCATTGAACGCCCTGAGAGAAATTGGTGGGATTACGTGTTCCGCACCCGCGAGGGCTTTCGACACTGTTTCGTGATGCAGTGGTGCGAATGGTCACAACGCTGGATCATGGTCGATTGGCGTCAATCGAGGACTGATTTTATTGTCCTTTTTGATTTTGAGGCAGAGGTGTTTCTACGCCACATTGGCGAGATGAAAGGGACTGTGGTCAAGTTCACGCCACTAGACCGTTCTGATGATGCGGGTGGCTTAATCAGTTATTGCAGCAATATCATCGGTCGATTCGTTGGACTCGGCAATCGAGTATTACTGACACCATACGGATTATATCGTAGACTGCTGAAATCTGGTGGTGAGGTCGTCTTCTGTTGGAGGGACGAAGCAGATGAGCAACAAACCAAAGCAAACCAAGCAGCAGAAAGAGCTTGAGAGAATTTCCATTGAACGCGAACGTCAGCTTCGCGTTGAAAACGCCCGACAAACAACCAAGGCATTCAGCGATAACCTCGCCTTTCGCCGCAAATTACGTGGCATCTTCTCGTTACTTTCTGGTGGCTTTCAAGGCTTCCCGAACTCCAATAGCTCAACGCAGCTCGGCACATGATAAAACTCACCGGCCCCGCACTTCTCAAACGCTTCAGCAGGGCGAAAAGCGGCCGATCCAATTGGGAAGACTTGTGGCAGGATATTTACGATCTTGTCATTCCGGCTCGCGAGGGCTTTTACGAGACTGCTACGGGTGAGGAACGCACCGAAGAAATCTTCGATGAAACCGCGCTGGTGTCACTCTCTGATTTTGTTTCTCGCATCCAGCAAGGCGTCATTCCATCTCACCTCATGTGGTTCAGGCTCGAACCGGGGCCAGAGATCGAAGACGAACAAGAACGAAAAACCCTACAAGCGCAGCTCGATATCGTTGGCCGCTTTATCTGGGAAGCCATTGTTAACTCGAACTTTGTCAACGAAGCACAGGAAGTTTTAACCGACCTGGCTGTGGGTTGGGCCAATCTCACGATTGACGACGGCATTGATGGCAAGCTACTCAGCTTTAAGTGTGTGCCTCAAGCCCAAACCTTCTGGGACACTGGCGGCCCGAATAAAGAAGTCGATGGTGTCTTTCGTGTACGCGAGAAAATCCGCATCGTTGATATCACACTGATCTGGCCTGACGCCGTACTCAGCGACACGCTCAAAGGCAAGATACAAGGCGATCCTGACGTAACAACCAATCTGGTCGAGGCCAGCTATCGGGATTGGGACGACAAACGCACGCCTGTCTATCGCTATCAAATCGTAGCTGGTGAGGACAAATCACTGGTTGTCGATAACGAAGATCGCGGCCTTGGTGCTCGTCCTTACGTCACGCCACGATGGGAAGTTGCCGCTGGCGAGGTTTACGGTCGT